GTGGTGGATACAACAATCCAACTAATAGCTTTGGTACCGGAGGTAATGGTGGTAAAGGTATCGTAATTATTCGTTACGCTGGTGCTCAAGCAGCTTCTGGTGGAAGTTATTCTTCATCAGGCGGAAACTCTATACATACATTTACTGGTGACGGAACATTCACTACTGCATCTTCATACAACATTAATTAATCTTTACCTCTCTCCTATGTGAATTAATATATAATGGCAGTAAAGGAGATATATTATGGTTACCGATGATGAATTAATTGCAATATCAAAAAAAGTAGATATTTTTCTTTCAACCCTTTCGGTTGAACATCAATTACCAGCTCTTGAATTATCGGCAGTTATTCTTGCCCGTCTAATTCTTCTCAATACCGAATTACAAAATCAAAAAGACTTTCGCAATCTGCTTAATGCGATTGCCGACAGGCCTATTCTTGCCGATCCACCTAAGGCAAATCTTCACTAATGATTGATCCAATTATTGCAAATAAAATAAAGGCATGGTATAATGGCCTGTATCGTGGTGAGAAATACTTGGTGCTCATAGGCACATTCTTGGTCATACTTGCAGCTTTACTATGGGTAACAAAAGACTTCACCACACGAGAAACACCTAAGCCAATCATTCTACAAGGAAAATATTAATGGATGCAAAGAATGTAATTGACCGCATTAAGAACCTAAAAGAGTTTGAGGTGGTCATAGATATACCACCTGAAGTAATGTTTGATGGCAGTCCAGTACCATTTAACCTACGGGTTGATAGAAACCAAGTAGCAAGTGTAAAATTATTGGCAGAATCACAGCAAGAGGCTGAAAAGAAAGTAAAAGATTTTTTTGTATCAAAAGGATATTATGAGTGAACCAGTTATACATGGATTATTTCCAACACCAATTGTATTTTCATCAATAGACCGTGAATTTACAGAGCAAGAACTAGAATTCTTTAAGAAATCAGGTGAGACCACCTATAAAAACGAAGGTAATGTGACCAGCCTCAATCGGTACATTGTCAATGAACCTGAGATGGCAACAATCAAAGCAGAGATTGAAGCCGCTGTCAATCATTACATGAATAAAATCATTGTAGCCAAACCTGATGTGAAGGCTTACATTACACAATCATGGTTGAATTTTACCTCAGAGAAACAATGGCACCACAAACACGCACACCCAAACAGTTTCCTGTCTGGTGTATATTACATTGATGCTAGTGAAGAAAACGATAAAATTACATTCTTTAAAGATGGATACAAACAAATTAAACTAACATCGGCCGAATGGAACTGGTGGAATTCTGAATCATGGTGGTTTACCGTTAAGACAGGTCAAATTGTCGTATTTCCATCGCATTTGACCCACATGGTTGAACAGAAGGCCGGTAACAATGTTCGTTGTAGTTTAGCATTCAATACCTTTTTGAAAGGCACTATTGGAGAAAATGAACAATTAACGGAGTTATTAAACCCATGACCACATTCACCACAGACGATAGGAAACAGGCCTATGACCCAGGCCTTGGTTGTGTTACACCTTCAAGTGCAACAGGCCTAGAAGAAGATTTGGTTGCAGAGGCACCATACCATCCAGGCTATGAAGATGCTGCTATGGCACCACGAGATGATTTTACCGTAGTGAATACTAACGAATACAATAAACTATTACAGGAGGTTGCAGAGTATAGAAAAGCAAATGCCCGTATCATGGCATTTTCAAAAACTATTGTTCAGTCATTTAGAAAAGGTTAAACATGAGCCACGAAGAAGCGAAGTTTAAGCATAGTAAAAGGTTGTTAAAGGATCAAAACGCAATACAGAAACAAGTAAAGATAGCGAAGTCGCATGGTGTGCCGGTTGACAATCCACATATGTTTGCAAAGCACCATGCATTAGATTGTGGGCAACCAAATTGTGTTATGTGTGCTTCACCTCGTAAAATATGGGGTGAAGAAACCATCCAAGAAAAGAGAGCAAAACAAAATGACGATTGATAAATCATACTATTACTCCGCTGAAGAATGGTCAAGGTCGGTTGGGTATGGTGAAGTACCGCCTGAGAGATTAAAACCAATGGAACAATTAGAACTATTTCCTGAACTAAAACCTTGTGAACCCAACCCTTGGTTACATATAAAAGATAATATAGAATGAACTGGATTGTATACCTACTAATATTTTGCTTTGCCTATGCATTTGGCTTTGACGCAGGCCGTAACCATGCTCATGTTGAAGTGGTCACCAAGCAATGTGAGAATAAATGATTGAACTGGTTGAAGTTACGAGACCAGACCAAAAATCTCTTGTGAAGCACATCATTGAGAACCACCACTCCTATGTGCCAAGTAATGCCTCCGTTGGGCGCCGTATAGATTGGTTGATTAATTATGATGGCCAAACAGTCGGCATGATAGGTATCGGTTCATCCGTTTACCCACCACCCAAAGATATACTCCGTCACCTCTCCCTTTCCAAAGAAGAATACAAGGCAGTCTTTAATACCATTGCCAACAATTGGCGCTTTTGTATGATAAAATCCATACAGAATGTTGGCACCAGAGTATTGAAAGAACTCCGCCGACAGGCACCAATTGCATGGCAGGCCAAGTATGGCGATGAATTGACCCATATTATTACCTTTGTCGGTGCAGGTAAGAATGGTGCCGTGTACCTTGCCGATAACTGGTCAAAAATAGGCGAGACCGCAGGCCTACCTAAGCATAAGTCATCCAGTATGAAATGGCACAGTAATACCGAACTAAAGGAACTATTTGTTAAGCCAACAGGAGAGAATAAGAAGATTATTCTCATTAAAAAACTATGAACAATAACTTTTGGGGTGAACCCGATGACATTGAACCATTGCCCGATTGGATGAATCCAAAGACTTACTCACAACCACAGTTTAGAAAGACCAATAAGTCCATCACCGATATTATCAATGAAACAATAAGAAAACCTCCGATACCACAGATACCTGATGAACCCACTAACACTACTGAATAATGCCATTGATACCCTATGGTACTGGACATACGGCTTAATCGTAGGGTGGGGCGCCTCATTTACCATTGTCCTTGCCCTATTAATCTTCTGCTTTATCCGAATAATCCGATTAAACAAAAAGCTCACCGACCTGAACAACCGAGTGGTAATCAATGAGCGAGAAATGAATTTCCATATCAATGATACTAGAAAAAACAATTGAACGCACAGCACAATGGAATAAAGAGACCAATGTATGGCAAATTGAAGAAGCATTGGTCTACCAATGGTATACAATCACAGGCAGTCCCAAGTCACCCATATATAAAAGCCTACCCGATGCACTACAATGGATTATAACCCACGATGAACACCTATCGTAGTATCTTCATCTCCGATGTTCACCTTGGCACCCGTGATTGCCAGGCCGAGAAACTGAATAACTTTCTAAAGCACCACACTTGCGATACACTATACCTTGTGGGCGATATTATTGATGCATGGAAAATACAGCAAAACAAGTGGCGCTGGAAACAATCTCATTCTAATGTGGTGCGAAGAATCCTTGGCCATGCCAAGCGAGGCACCAGAGTAGTGTATGTTGCAGGTAACCACGATGAATTCCTACGACCCATGATACCCTATGGCCTAAGCTTTGGTGCTATACAGATATGCAACCAGACCGAGCATATAGATGCCAATGGTAAACGATTACTGGTCACACATGGTGATTTATTTGATGGTATCTCCAAACTTGCACCATGGTTGACTTTCCTTGGTGATAAGTTATATGATATGGTGCTCAATTGGAATTCTACCTTTAATGCCTTTCGCCGTAAATTTGGGCTGGGATATTGGTCACTCTCTCGCTACCTCAAATATAAAGTAAAGAGAGCCTCTGATTTTCTACTAGGGTTTGAAAAGAATATTTCCGAGTATTGTAAAAAAAAAGGATATGATGGTGTTATTTGTGGGCATATACACCATGCCGAGATAAAAGAAATAGATGGCATACTGTATATGAACGATGGCGATTGGGTAGAATCCTGTACCGCATTGGTAGAAACCCACGAAGGTATATGGAAGATAATACATTGGACAAAGGAAAAGGATGATGAACCAAGAACCCAAAGCATGGTGGATGAAGGCCAGTGAACCAGAATATACCGCTGACTACCTGACCTTTAATACTCCTACAAGAGACCAGAAGATTAGCCACCGTGCCATACCATATAAAGTAGGCACCCATATAGAACAGCAAGAGTGGCTAAAGAATGTCCGAAAGACAGAGTATTAATGGAAAGTAAAACCAGAACATTAGTAAAGACATTAATCTACCGCCTATGGGTTATACTCTCAACCTATGTCATGCTATTAATAACAGGTCAATCTATGACAGAAGCAATACTTCCTGCCATAATCATTAATATAGTATGGACTTGCTCGTATTACCTGTATGATAGAATATGGGCTAATATAGAATGGGGAAGATAATATTATACCTATTGTCCGCTATCATAGGGTATGCTCTAGTGTTTACTTTAACAGTAGGCTCAGTAGTAGGGTTCTTCCAGATATTAAAATGGGTATTTAATTAGTAGAAAAAAGTGGTAAAAAGTAGCAAAAAGTGGTAGAGAACCAACATAGATATCCACCATGCCAGGCGTATATAAAGAGAAACAATGTCCCCAATGTAAAAAACTACACAGAGGGCGAGGGAATTTCTGCTCGATTTCCTGCGCCAATACTGGTCAAACTAAATCTCCCGAAACTAAACAGAAGCTTGCAGAGAAATCCAGAGAGTATCGCAGAACACCCGAAGGTATCGCAACAACCAAAATCATTGCGAGAGTTACTGAGAAACGCCACGCAGGTATTCAAACACTTCCCGAAGATGAATGGATTGTAGAAGTCCCCGTAGATAACGAGGATGATGATGGTTTCCGTCTATAACTGACCATTCCGGTCAAGTATTATCCTCAATGGAATCAATGACTTAGCGAGGGCTTGACATTTGCCTCGGTTCGTGTATAATGGTTTACATGATGAAAAATAAAGACAAAATTTTAGAAGATATCCGATTGATTAAAAAAATCATTGAAGAATCTCCAATTGAACTTGATTTGCAATATGAGTGCATTTATGCCATGCAGAGAATCCTCAATATTACTGATAAACAACCAGAATTTTCCGATGCTGAGATTGATGCAATTTATTGTGCTATGGGAGATTATCAAGATTACGGCGATGAAGAATCCGCATTAGCCGATAGTATCAAAGAAAAATTATCATGATGTTGCCTAAAAACAACACCCCCTTGACTTCTGCCTTGGAACGTGTATAATGGTTTATATGATGACAAATAAAGATTTAATTTCTCTCCTTCTGACGGGTACTATGTTGTTCTCGTTTTCTCTTGTAATTTACTTTGTATTGGTGATAGCTTAATGTTTAATGGTAAAATTCTAGTTAAGACCCGTACCATGGTGCCAGGTTCACATCGTATGGAATCGTATCAGGACACCTGGCAGGACTCTATTGATATCGCCTATGATGGTGAGTTGACCTCCGAGGTTTGCACCGCTATCATTGAGGCATTCAAAAAGTCCCGCTTTATGGGCAAAGCTCAGAGTGGTTACGGTGCTTTGCGTTGGAGTAATGGTGACACTATCATTGGTGTAGATAAGGTCAAGCGTCAACTAATTTTGGGCTCATCAATGAGCTTGTGTGATTAATGAGTGAAATGAAACATTTTTTGGATCAAGTCCAAGAGTTATTAGAGGCTGGCTGTAATGCGGATGTTATCTCGCAGAAGCTGGGTTGTTCATTAGAGATGGCTGAGCAGGCCATAGAATTTTGGAGTGATTAT